TTACATAAATACAAAATGTTTGTTATATAAACATAACGAATTCGCCATTGAAGACCCATCTATCAAAGAAATATTTATAGAATGCCCTGCAGACCTTGCAACGATTACAAGTGACCAAATAATAGATGGTTCGGAATCACTAAATAAACTCGTAACACTTTATGGGGAGTTTATAGTAGATAAAGATTTATACAATGTTATATTAGTCTTTGATTTTGCTATAAAACAAATGGAGACGAATTATGTGGAGAACGCTTTATATCCCATTTCTCGAAATCTGATAGATTCTGTTTTTAAACCAATCAATAATGAATTTCAAAATATAAAGAACAATATAGTGGATATTGAAAAAACGGAAGAAAGTGTTAGCAAAACAGGGGTAAGTCTTTATACAGGTAAAAATGTTGCAACTCCTGCAACCACAAATACTCCGGCAGCACCATCTACAGGCGGAGCAAATAATTTAACGGAGAATATCAAAAAACAGTTAGGATTAGACGTAACAGAAGATGATATAGAAACCATCAAAGAGGATGTTATGTTTAATATTATGAATAGCGGCGACACACTTGTACCTGTAGAAGAATTTTTTACAAAAGGTCTTAAAAAAATAGTAGAGCCTAATTTAGACGCCATATTAGCTCCAGCTACCAATAATTTTAATGTATTAAATAACGATTATACTCTTTATAATATGCTACTTTTATTAAAAGCGGCCGAAGATTTGTATAATGAAGGACAAGCAAAAAAAGAGGAAACAAAAAAAGAAGAATCGAAATCCAAGCCATTATCAATTTTAAATGATTCCATGGAGCTATATTTGAATTCGTTTACAACAAGACCATTCAATCTAGTTAAAAAAGAGTCCGAGACTAATAAAAACAATAAAAGTGAAACTAAAAAGGTTCCATTAGATATTACAAACATAAAGAGTAATATAAAACCTATTGCAGTGTCTTATTACTTGGATAATCAAACCATTGAATTATCATTTTCAGACTTTATTGATTTTGGTATAATGTTTGGTTCAGGTGGTATTATTGACATAGCTATAAATTCGTTGTCGAATACAATAGATAAAGGTAATGTAAAAAAACTAATTGATAATTATATTAAATCGGATAATAAAGAAGACAATGACATTTTAAATCTTTTTGACGGTCTAAGTGAAAATTATACAATACAAATTCGATTGGACTTTTTTGTAACTTTGTATGGAAAATACATAAATATACAAGAATTAAATAAACAACTATGCGCTCAAATTTCATTATATTATGATTCAAATTGTGGTGGATTTGATGCAAAACCATATAAAAACGAAGGAAATTTTACAGACAACCGTCAAGTATTGATGCAATTATATTTTAACGATATTATAGAATTTTATCAACTCGACGCCACTGGTAATACAAATAATACTCAAACATATTTAACCAGTTTTTTCCCAAAAACTGAAGACAAAAATACAACATTATACTACACTCAAATTATTTGTAAGAGAATATTAGATAACTATATTTATGTAAACAGTAATGGAGCAAAAAAAATAAATTCTATAACAGAGGCAATTCAACCAAATACTCTTAAACTTGAGGAAAAAGGGACTGCTTCTGCAGAGACATCTGTTGAGGAGACTCCTCTTAAAGAGACACCTGGTGAGGAAACACCTGTTGAGGAGACACCTCTTGATGCGACATCTAACACTACTGAAGGCGGAGCAAAAAAGAAAAAACGTTTCATTCGTGCATCAGGTAAAGGAAAAAAGGTGCAAAATATCACGGCAAGACACCATTTACCAAAAAGAAATAAATCAAATAAAAGAAATATTCGTTCTACCACTAAAATAGGGGATAAAAAATATATTAAAATACATTACGAGGGAGGTGCCTCAAATGATTACAATAATCAAGCAAACAATGGGTTCATATCCTTTTGCACAGATAGTATTCCAAATACTTTTTCCAAAAAAATTGCCGAAAAAAGAGTATTCGTAAAAACCCAATACGATTTAAATGAGTTAAAAATACAGCACAAAAGCGGATTTTTAAATTTTATGTATTATGAAGGCGGCAGCTTCTCTAAAGGCATATATGACTATATGTTAAAAACTCCCGAACAAAGAAATGCGGACCAAAAATCAACCCAAATGCAAATGGCCGAAAATCTTAAGAAAAAGAATCAATTTTTATCTGTAATATTTAAAAGGGTTACGGCGGTTGGCTTTTTAATGACAGGAGATCAACCTGAAGTGATAGATGATAATGATATATTATCTAAAACGAATAAACCACGTCAAGAAGAAATGTCTGAAAAGAAAAATGTAGTAATCAATTGGATTGAGCTGAATGAAAAAAGCGTGCTTTATGAAAAATTCAAAGGTTATATAGCGCCTCTAGTTATTGGTATGGGAAAATATTTCGAAGGTCCAAATGCGGCAATCAATGTGCCAGACCAACTACCTCCTATGGGTCCAGAACTGCCACCTAGCGGAGGTCCAATTGGGTTTTTGATTACAATTATGAATTTAGCAATGTCTAGTATATCGAAAGCAACAAAAGGAGTTTCAAATTTGATAACAAATTCGTGGGCCACTGCAGGAATGATTGCTTACGCTGCATATGATTCATACCAATTTTATACCGCCGAAAATGTAGACAATCCACAAATAACAAATAATTTCTTACTAAGCGTCATTTTAAATATTATTACCGAAAACAGATATATTACTACCAACAAGTTTGACGATAAGCCAGCATTAATATTCAGTGAATTTTTAAAGAACAAAATAGAACAAACGAGTGGTATATTACAAACGATTACACAAACAATGGCCAGTTCGAGTTCTTTAAAGGGCGAAACAACCGATTACCCTATTGTGCTGTATAATAAAGCAAACATCGTTGAACCACCAGATATTAAAGACAAATTAACGAATTTAAATATTCCATTTAGAGCATTTGCATATGCATTGACAACCGTGAAATCGACCTATGTAAAAGAAACTGGAGAACTATTAAAAGATTATTATGATAACAAAGATAAGTTTATGGAAAAATGGAAGAAAAAACAAAAAGAAAGAGGCCAAGGTTAGACTTCGACGAGTAAAATATATTTATAAATAATATACACGATATTTATAAATAACCATGAACAACATACAAAATATTCTACTCACTCTATTAAACAGTGTAGAAAATAACGATGAACCCAATACAGATGTTAAACCATATTGGGACGACAAAAAAGAACCCTCTTCCATAAACCATACTCTTTTTTCTATTTTAAATCCATACAGTGCACCATATGTGAATTTTGATGAAAAAATAGACGAGCTCTTTGATTCTTCGCCAGAAGAGGGTACCATGAATGACATCAAAGGTAAACTAGAGAAATTCATCATGAAATCTATAAATAAAGACGATTACGGCTGTGATACAAACAATGAACTATTTTTGAAAGATATTGTTAAAAATATAGAGCCAACAAAACTAAAAAACATTTACGATGTCAATTTTGTAAAAGACCTGAAAATGGTTAGTAAATTTGTTTATTACAGATTATTAGAAATAAAAAAACAAATCCGATTAATGAACTATGCTATTGAGACGTATAAGAAAATAATAGTGTATATAAAATGGTGTGAATTTAATAAAGCAAACAATATCATGAAAATATCAAACAATGTCTTAGTTAACATGCTCTTTACCTACCAACTCTCTACCTACCAAGCAAACCAAAAAAAACTTAAAAAAATATTAGAAGACAATATCATAAATAACGAACAATCCTTTATAAAAAATTTGCTTTGTAGATATGCGTCGCTAAAATATATTTTGAATAAAATCCAAACAGGGGCATATACAAAAGAAACCGAAACCAAAAAAGGACCAAAAGATGAAGGACCAAAAGAAAAAGAAGGACCAAAAGAAAAAGAAGGACCCGACGATTCAAAGGAAATTATAGAAGGTTCTGCTATTGTATTCATATTACCGTTTTTGTTGCCGCAGAATAAGATGGACAATATGATTTTTGTGAATAAAAAATAAAAAATAAATATTCAAAGATAGTAAATGATATCTAGTAAAGATAATACTATAGTTCCCCCTTTGAATATAAGAAGGGTGGATATCAATCAGTTATTGTTTAGCGATATTAACTATAGTTCTAAAAAATTAGAAGAAGACAATACAGGAACAATAGAAAATCATAATAAAGGTAATACAACAGAGTCCGATTTTTTCATTACGAGAGATGTAAATGTGTATAATATGAATAACGACAAAAAGGAATTATTTAGTAAAATAATAACCGATTGTGAAGAACTCATTCGATATGAAGAAAATAAATATGATAGTTTATTGTTACAGCAAAAACCAGAGGCATCCAGTGTTGAAAATAATATAGACGAATTAATCATAAAAACCGAAGGAGAGATTGCCAACTTGGATAAAGATATTCGAGCCGTGCGAAAAGATTATACAATGATAGTAAACAATATAATTCAACAAAAGTATAAATTAGATGCTGATGCAGTCGAATTACAATTTATCGAAAAAATAAATTCGGTATTGAAACAATTTTCAGAAGGATATTATGCGGATTTTGAATTATAGAGCAACGCGTGACTTTAAATATTTTTTTAGTCAGTTATAGTATATGGCAGGCAGATCGCGCAAAATGAGAAATATCCAATCTTATATTAATAATATTGATAACCACACTTTTTCTGGACCAATGAAATCAGGATTACCACCAAGTATAGGTGTAACACGAAACTTTTGGTATAATTATGGAGCTAGATGTAACCAAGACCCCAATGCTGTTAAGAAAAGCTATGCAAATATGGTTTTTTTAAATATTAATTCAGCGCAAACACCAGTGAGTGCTGGATTTAGACCAACTACGAATTATAATTATTCGTACGTATCTCCGCAAGGAACCGCACCATGGTATGATGCGAACGTAAAATATGATAATCATTATTACAGACCCTATATGAAATAAGAGTCCATATACAAATACTACAAATAATACACATACTAACAAAATTTATTACGATAATCTGATATGGTAATAAATTGAATACGCTAATTTCTCTATCCATTCATGTCTATATCTCTCTATATGGGATAATTTGTAGCTGGTGAAACAAAGGTGCCTGTTTTAGTACCTGGCATTTGCGGATATGGAAAATAACCATTTGGATTACCTGTATAATTATCATATCTGCCCAAATATTGATAAAAGGGACCACATTGGGTGTTATGTCCAGAACAAATCGTCGCTAATCGGTTTTTGGCACGACGATTGGCTATACTAGAGGCGCCAATACCACTGCTTCCTGGTTTGTATTTATTATATAAATAAGTAGAATTGTTGCATGTAATATTTCCACCAGGTGCGAATTTGGTAGTTCTCCTGCCTCCTACGCCGACATTTTTTTTATATAAAAACCCTGGAAAATTTGTAGTACTGCCATACCAAAATTGTCCATTTGAGTTACTTCCTGTTCCAAATCTAGACATTTATTATATATACTACTGAAATATTTTATTTGAAGTAATATAATGACTATGGCTAAATGTGTAAAATTGATTGATTTACTAAATGAATATCCAAATAATATTGACGTAATAAAAACCAAATATTTAGAATTATTGGCAGAGCTTACTATAGTTAGCAATATCGAGACCACCGTTTTTATCGAAAATATTGCCACTATCCATCAAATGGGCTGCATTATCGTCAAATATATTAGTAGCCCTGGATTAGACGATTTTACAATGATTGCTTCTGGAACAATTATCATAGAGCCGAAAATAATTCGAGGCGGTAAAAGCGTGGGGCATATAGAAGATATTGTAGTAAAAAGGGAATATAGAGGTAATAAAATTGCGCAAGACATTTTAGAACAATTGAAAGGTCTCGCTAGAGAGAAAAATTGTTACAAAATAATATTGGATTGTGGTCAAAACGTAAAAAAAGTATACGAACATTATGGGTTTGAAGAGAAAGGGTATCAAATGGGTATCCACCTTATCCACCTTTAGGAAAGGTGGAGCCAAAACTTGTAACGAAGTAAGAAGCAAACTTTGGTTAAAAAGGCTCTTACTTCGGTTTAGAATTTTTGTTCTTTTTACTTTTATTCTTTTTTGTTCTGTTATTTTTACTTTTATTCTTTTTTGTTCTGTTATTTTTACTTTTATTCTTTTTTGTTCTGTTATTTTTACTTTTATTCTTTTTAGTTTTATTCTTTCGAGAACTTTTTTGTATTTTCTACCACCTATTGTTTCCTTTTTAATAATTTGTATTTCATAGTTTTTCTCATTAGCCCATTTTCATATTTTATACAATAATCCATAATTTCTATTATATAATTTTGTTGTCGTAATATGCTCCTAACAATATTCAAATAAGGCCGTTTACATTCAAAATTAGGTTTGAAGGATGATATAGTAGAACATGCAAAATACTTTTGTATTTCCTCTTTCATTTCTAATATTTTATTTTGTTTTTCGGTATCCGCATCTAAGTCACATAACAAAAAAGTTTTGTCTTCACCTAAATTTAATATATTGATTACACCGACCAAAAAGAAAAATGAGACAAAACAAATTAAAAATAAAATGCTTAACTTTATATAATGAGAATAAAGTTAAGTGAAAAATTTCAAAATGAAAGAGAAGATATTTGTAATAAACTAATAAATATATTAAAGTTAGGAGACGATAATTCTTTTTTATTATGTGATTTAGAAGAAGATATAGAAAAACAAAATAGAATATTGGAATTAAAAAACGAAATAAAAAAATATTTTGCTTGTTCTACTATTTCTTCTTTCAAACCTAACTTTGAATGTAAGCGCCCTTATTTAAACATTATTAGAAGTATTTTACGACAGCAAGGATATACTTTTGATTGCGGAACTACTTTTACAAAAGTAGAAAGTGGAATGTATAAAACTTCCACAAAATATAAAATATTTAGAAATAATTAAATAATTTATTTTATAAAGTAAATTATTTAGAAATAAAATATTTAGGTAATATATAGGATGAATTCCAAAAAAGAACCTCCTGATAAATATCGGTGTTTGAAACTTCCTATTTCTTCCATTCTTTACAAAGATAATGTTAAGGAATATATGAAAATCCTACAAAACGCTATTGTTAGAACGAATGCTATTACTACTAAAACATATTTTTTATTACGATTATGGGTTCTACAAAAATATCATAACAAACAAGATATACCTGAAATTACAACAGATACTATTTCTATGTGTATGAAATCTATAAATAAATCTACTATGGGACAAAAACCAAAAGGAAATAACGCTATATTGTTAAAAGAATTTCAAAATATAAACACCTTTGAATTAGAAGATGGTAGTAATTTATCATCTATTTTGGATTATTATGCTACTACAATGATAACTTCTATTGAAAATAATATTAAAATGAGATTTTTTGATTATATTAAACGTTTTATAAATTGTTATTTCAAGCATCTTTACCAAGACCAAATAGCAAAGCCTGGGGAGCCTGTGGAAAATAAAGAATTTAAGAAACAACTTTATAAAGAAATCAATTCAGTCAAAAATGATATTATCAATAATACTCTTACTTGTGATGAAAAATATCATAGTTGGTTAAAAGAATATCGTTATAAGATTGTTCCTGAAACATTTGATACCAGTTATTACTATGATATTAAAATTACACCTTATAAGTATTTGAAACATATGATTTTTATGTGTTTAGAATTAGAGAAAATAGAAAGAAAATCATTCCAGTTTTTTCCTCTACAAACTAACGCTATACCAAGACATATTCAAATTGATACAAAAGCATTAGTTGAATTGTTTGTAGATACAGAAAAACATAAAAAATTATTGGATATATGGATTAAAGAAACAACTGAAATAAAATCAGGAAAAAATAAAGGAAAACCAAAAAATAAAACAAAAGGCGATTTATATAATTGTTTGGAACAAAACAAAGAGTTTATTTGGGATACATTTTCAGATATAAGACAAACAAAAAAGAATTATGTGTTTGATTATACCATTATTACAGATGGATATGCTACTTCGTTGAGATTTATACATAAAGATTTTGTTGAAGAAGAACAATCTAAAAAAGATAGAAAAAAAGCAGGAAAGAAAGCACTACAAGGGTTTACCAAAGAACAAAAAGATAAAATAAAAGAAGACAAAAAAGCATTACAAAAAGAACAAGCGAAACAAAAACGATTAGCAAATAAAGATAAACCAAAAAAAACCAAAAAGGAAGAAACGCAAGAAAACCCTGAATTTCCTTATATAGATGAAGTTCCAAAAGAAGTGTTAGAAGGAAAACATATTTTCATTGACCCTGGTAAGCGTTCGTTATTTTCTATGATGGATGATGAAGGGAATCATTTTTCTTATACGAATAGAATGTATTTGAAAGAAACTAAAAGATTGAAATATCAATCACTACTAAAAAATTACAAAGACAGAATTGGTATTACTAAAATAGAACAAGGGTTAAATACGTATAACTCTAAAACCTGTAATACAGAAAAGTTCCAAGAATATATTACTGAAAAAATAAAAGCAAATAAAATATTAGTTCCATTATATCAAGAACTAAAATTTCGTCAATACAAATGGTATAGTTATATCAACAAGAAACGAACTGAAGATAATATGGTAAATAAAATAGTAAATAAATATAGTAAAGACCATATTATTATCATAGGTGATTGGAGTATAGGAAAACAAATGAGAAATTTCATATCCACGCCCAATTTAACATTAAAACGAAAATTACAAGAGCATTTTAAGGTTTATAATATAGATGAATTTAGAACTTCTTGTTTATCTTATAAAACCGAAGAAGTGTGTGAAAATTTATATTTGAAATTCAAGAAAGACCCAACACAGAAAAACCGAAAGATACATTCTATCCTAACATATCAAATGGAAAATAATAGGAAGGGGTGTATCAATCGTGATAAGAATGGATGTAAAAATATCCAAAAAGTATTCAATTGTTATATGGAAACAGGAGAAAGACCTGAAAAGTATAGAAGAGAATACAATAATAAAAGTATCCAACCGCTTCCTTTGGAAGCCGTTAAATGTGATACAAGCCCAAGATTTTCTACCACAGAAAATGGATAGGGTGCTTTTACATTATTGAGAAGAGAAATAACAAAATTTTTATTTTTTATAAAAAGTTTGTCTCATTTTTCTTTTTGGTCGGTGTAATTTGTTGCAAATATCTTCTCGTTCGGATTGATACTTTTCACTTAACTTTATTCTCATTATATAAAGTTAAGTCATTTATTTTTAACTCGTTTTGCTTTACTTTATTGTGGCATATTATTTTCTAATATGTGCAAAGGTATAAATGTTTTGCTCTACTTTCCCATAGGCTCGCCCCGTGAGCAGGGCTTTGTCAAAAGCGAAAAGATGGTTTTGCTCCACTTTTTCTAAAAGTGGAAAGATGGTTTTGCTCCACTTTTTCTAAAAGTGGAAAGATGGTTTTGCTCCACTTTTTCTAAAAGTGGAAAGATGGTTTTGCTCTTACTTCGTTATAACTTTTCTCAAAAGTGGATGGATTTATGATATCTTTCTGGTAGGAATATCGTTGGCCACAATGTAAATGGAATTTTCGGTAATCACAATATACTCAGTTCCAGACTTGTAAAACTTCTGAATTATACTCGTATACTCGTCTTCACTCTTTACTAACAGCTTCTCTCCTGTCTCTTTAGCCCCAATTAAGGCCTTCTTATCAAGTGAAGCCGTCCAATAGTCCATCATAATTGGCTTATCATCGACGATACTAAGTTTAGAAGCGTGCTTCATTGTAATATCAGCAGGAAGTCTATAATTAAAACTAGAATCAGTTTTTTTTGAAGAAGTTTGTTCAGACATTTTTATATAAGTTATTTAAATATATTCTTTAAATACTTATTTGAATTATTATAAAAGTTTTTTTTGCAATATAAAAACGCAACAAAAGCAAAACTCCAAAAACGCAAAAAATGCAAAAAATGCAAAAGTAAAAAATAAAAATAAAATATTATTATAACAATGAAAAGTGTAACCATCGTATCCAAAGACAACAATTATTCTTTGCAAAATGCCGAAAATTATAAAAACGAATCTGAATTTGATATGGACGAAGCTATTCAAAAATATTCAGATTTAATTATCGAATATTCCAAATTTATCATGGAACATATGAAATTAAAAAACCACAAATTACTAAAATTTATTATAATACGCGGTTTAGACACAATCACCAATGTATTTTTAAACGTTTTGTATTTTACTAAAAATGTAGATTTAACCTATTTTCATTCGCAAAAATCATATTATTTCTATGTTGAATTCGTAGGACAAATTTCCGACGACGAAAAAATGTTTTTACAATTAACATCGAGGGACGCAACCACATATGTATATAAAAAAACAGTATTCGACATCAACAATGAACTAAAAAAACTGAATGAAAATGTTTCTAACGAATTCAAGGCCAAATTAGATATACTAAAAAGTTATATTCATTTATACCAAACGTATTTGTTAAAAATTATTCATTTACCAAAAATTGATATATCATATATCAGTTATTTATCTAAATTAACCGATAAACTAAACAAATTTACTACTAAAGCTAGCATTTTTACATTAGAAAATATTACAGAAAAATTATACCATAAAATAAATACAATAGACTCGTTCTTTGAGATAAATCATGCATTCGTAAAAAAAATATTGAAAACCCCCGAATATTTGAAAAACGCGGAACAAAAAATACAGTCAGAAGAATTTGATATTAAATTGGCCGAAATAGAGGCAAAGGATAAATTTGTGAAATGGTTACTATCTTAAGGATTTTGAATTTCTATAGTAATGTTTTTTCTTCGCACCTTTTTCTTTTTATCTTTTGCGAGAGTAACGCCATCATCCCCACCGACTTTAATATTTTTTTGACAAATATTTTTATATTCATTAATCAGTATTATTTTTAGAAATTCATAAATAACCATTAATACATTTTCGTCACACCTACCTACGATCAAGACACTCCCTGTCCTAAAAATCATAAACGAAACCTCCTTTACGTTGGTGTATAAATGCTTGTTTTCTTCCGATATTTGGCAGCCATTTTGTAAGCCAACGTCTGGATTATAATAAAATTTACATTGGATACCAGGATATGAACAAGGGTCGTATATAGCTTGAATATTATATTTAAATTTCAATATATCATAGAGTGCCTCTCTATTCACAAAGAATCCACAATTAAAATTGGAATTTATTAACACGGTTTCATTGGTATTATCTTTATACCCCAGCGGTTCTGCAACGTGTGGCTGCAATGTTTCCAATACCTGATTTAAAATCATTTCGAAAACCGGTTCGCTTTGAACACCAGGAATTTCGAGTTTGCCGGTATTAAACACCTTTACATGAAACTCTTTAAACATATTCTGCACACGCATACGAAGAATCAAGACGAAACAATTATAGAATGCACTCTTCTTCTTACAACGATAACTCATTAAATCTTTCTTGGAAACCCCAATACTAATTTTCCGAGTATCTTTAAATTTAATACGCCCAGAAGGGTTATCAATATGGGTAATCACATATTCTTCAAAATAATTTTCATCCTTCAATTTTTCTTGAATTAAAATTAATTCTTCCGCTGTAGTAGAATTAAATTTCATTTGTTTTTTAATAACCCCGCTACATGGTTTCGCATAGGGTATAACTGGAACTGCCCAGAAAATTCCCTTCAAATCAATCGGTCTATTCAAGTAGGCTATTTTTGTTTTCGTTGAAATATAAATATTGGAAGCTTTAGGTGCTTCTGTATTGAATTCCGAAGACAAGTTCGCCGAAATAAACTCTTCGTTTGTTTGTTTCATAATTTCATTTATTTCTTCTTCGCCGTCAGAGTATTCTTCCTCTTGTCCATATGATATAAAATTCTCCCACTCTTTATCAATGTCCATGGTCATATAATAGTTCAAATATATATCTTTATATTCTTTATATTAAATTACTATCAATTATTTTTTTATTTATATAATATAAAGGATGCGCGCCAAACAAAACATCATCCATGAAAGAACAAATATTATACCTATTCGTAAAAATAGTTCTACAAATCAGAAGGAGGCAAATGTATTTAGTGAATACGGACTTAAGCAAAATTTATTTGACCCAACCAAGAGTTCCCCTCCCAATGATTTTATGATTAAATTATATATGAGAATGGCTATCTATAATACACCGTCTGAAAAGTGTGAATGAAAGTTACTTGGTCACAAAGGATGATAGTCGTAATAAAGAATAATAAATATGGACATTATTGTTTTGAATTTGCGAATGCATCAAATTTTCAATAAAATATAGAAAATCACTAGATAAATATTTAGGATAAGCGCGAATAATATAATTGAGAAACTCCTTGATTATATTTTTTTTGTCAATATTGTATTCTATACTAATGGAATGAACAAATGTTTTTATCGCATCTATGTTTTCATTCTTGGAAAGTTTTTTCAATAACAGCTCCCATATATCGTTATCAATTATATTAAATTCGGCGAATTTATCTTTATTCTTTGCTATATCTTGATTTGATTGCATAAAATTAATCATGCTTCGAATATCCGACTTGTATAGTTTTTGTATACACGATAAAGACTTGTGGGACATGTTTAAATGTTCTGATTCGGATATATGGTTTAAAAATTGTATAATGTCGTTTTTCGGCAATTGATTAAAACGTAAACGTATGAATTCGTTCTGTAATCCCTCGTCTATTTTGCTTATATAATTGCAAATCAAACAAAAACGAACATTTCCAGAATAATTTTGCAGTAAATATCGTAGAGCTTGTTGTGCGTTTTTTGTCATATAATCCACTTCATCGAGTATAACAAATTTCATGCCATTATGGAATAAAGGTTTGGAATTTACAAATAAATTTATTTGATTACGAATGATATCGATACCTCTCTCGTCCGAGGCGTTTAAATGAATAATTAGGTCGGAGTTTTTGTTATTCAGTTTTTCCTGATATGCGTTAATAAGATTCATTATGGTAGTTGTCTTACCTGTGCCTGGTGGACCATAAAAGAGTAAATTGGGGAAATAAGAGGTGTCTATTATATTTTTTAGAATTTTTCTGTTTAAAGGGTCTAATACAATGTCGTCAAAATGCTTTGGTCTAAACAACTCTACAAAAGGGACGCCACTCGTCGTCATTTAACTATGTAAAACAATTTATATTTAATATTTATTTTTATAATTACAATAATAGTCGGATTCGGATTACAAATAGTCGAATTACAAAAATAATTGAATTCAAAAGAAGAAATATTTTTAGATGCAAAGATATAATGACAACTTCAGGAAAAACCGTTGGATATTTAGAATTAATCATAGGGCCCATGTTTAGCTCTAAGACATCATCCTTGTTAGAAATTTATAAGCAATGTAAGTTTTGTAATATTCCAGTATCCATTATAAATCACTCTATAGACAAACGCTATCATGATACGATGATATCTAGCCACGATAAAATAATGGCACCGTGTATTCAAGCAAATACATTAGACGAAGTTTGGACCAACAAATCGTTCCCTGATTGTTGCACACAATGTGATTGCAATGAAGGATTGTGTGAAAATAAGAGAGAATCAACTGCTGCTCATAAATCATTGCGAAATTCGGATGTTATTTTAATAAATGAAGGGCAATTCTTTCCAGACTTATACGAAGTAGTATTGGATATGTTAAACAATCATAAGAAAGTATATATTTGTGGTTTAGATGGCGATTTTGAACGAAAAAAATTTGGCGCCATATTGGATTTAATACCGCTTTGCGATAAAGTGAATAAATTGACATCTTTGTGTTCATTATGTAGAGACGGAACTAGAGGAATATTTTCAATGCGGTTGACAAATGAAACTGAACAAACGCTCGTAGGTTCC